TGCTCGTCAATAGGTAGCGTGGAATCTCTACTTCTCCTGTTCCATCACACGCATAGCATTTATCCCACTTGGTATCTATGTAACCAATGTCACGAGTAAAGCTTTGAGGTTTGTTGATTTCATATTCTATTTGCCCATCGCCTACGCAGACAGGGCAAAGTTCAGTAGGGGATTTCATCGTCTGAGATGTCATTGTGTTTCTCCCATGCTGCTACAGCTCGTTGAATAAACTTCTCACGATTGAACCGTGGGTTGGTTTCTTGAAGATCATCAGCAATCTTTTCGATTGTGAGTGGCGAGAAGACTAGCGGACCAAACCGATCCGCTATCCATTCAAAGTCTTTGCGTGTCATCATGTGTGTTCTCCTTATTCTGTGAAGTTAGCTTTTGTAGTATCCCAACCTTCTATTGAATAAGGTTCATCGTCTACATTTGCATCAGTTAATGGCAAGCTGTCTTTAAATTTGTTCCAAGATAAAACAATAAGCCTTTGCTTAGTAACAGTTGTCATTTTCTTTAAGCGATGGGCGTCTTGATGAAACAGTTCCCTTACAAAAACGACTGGATCGTCCTTGTAATTTATTTGCCCATCTTTCCAAGTCCTAATAAACTCATTTGCTTTTTCTTCATGCCCAGTAGCTTTGCCAATGTAATGAACAGCAGAAAGAATTGAGTCGGTCTTTGGGTAAGTGTGCTTTACAAATGCAACACTATCAGCAAGTAGTGGGTGTGCTTCTAAAACTTTATCTAATTGTGCTGGAGATATACCAACATTTTTAGGAGTTCCTTGGGCAATCATACAAATATGTGTAAGTGCTGATGCAAGAAAGGTATAATTTGTATAGCCTCGAATCTTAAGCCTATCAGAATAGGTTCTTGTTCGACCACTATCTATTGTAGTCATTACACTTTCATCTAAACCTTGTATAAGAAGGGTCCAGAAAGGTAGGTCAGTTTGAACGGATGCTGTTAGTCTTTGCTGTCCATCAAGCAATACATCTTTGTTAGATATACAAACTGTATGACCATTATATTGAAAGTCTCCATTGATCATATCTTTGGCGTATTGATTTACTTTTCGTCTGTTGATCTTTCTGTTCTTGATGTTTTTATTCAGCAAGTCTGCTGCTACATCTGGTGTAATTAGTACAAGTTCATAGGATATGTTTGGTCGTTGCATGGGTGTTCTCCTTTATAGTGTTTCCCATTGTGTTGACTTCATTGCATTGGCAATTGAAATCTCTCTGTTGTAACGAGCAATCTCTGGCGAGCGTAGCTCGTTGGTGTGTGTTGCCCAGTATGTCAGGCAGTTATACAAAGCCCACTTGTTAGAACCCAAGCCAGCTTTTTCTTCGCTCCAAATTTTAAGCAAGTTTTCTAATTGCTTTTCATTGGTCTTGGTCACAGCCCTTTGGCGTGTGAAAGATTTGCAAACTGTTTTCTTGAAGAAGTTTTCTACTTGCTCTTGCTCAAGTTTAGTTCGCATCCAGCTTTGCCACACTTCCTTGCGTGACATAAAGTGATCAAGACCAGCAACTACCTTGGCTGCTGATCCTTCTACGTTGATAGATGTGGTGTGTTTGTATTTACTACGCGCCACAGTATCGGCTGTAGTACAGCCATTGAGACACCATAGCCGTAAGCCATTAGCAAGCTGAGAAAAGGACCAACTGCCATCGTAGCTATTGAAGAATGAAACGCGAAACTTCACATAGTCTCCGACTGCTGGTTCGATAGTCAGATCATTAAATAAAATTTCACCTCGAAGTTTACGTCCGTTTTCAATTACGTCAACGTAAAGGTCGTAGTCTTTGGACAAATCGGCAGTCTTGATACCGTCAACCACTGAGTCCACTACGTCTTGATGTGACACGGCTTTGTATCGTGAGCCGTGAACACCAAGAGATTCATTGGTATCAGTACGGACAATGCTTTGATGTCCTTCAATGACATGCCCAAGTTGGTCATAAATTGGCTGGGATTCGATTGGAAAGTCCCATGAGTTTCTAAAGTCTAGCATTTCTGTTCTCCTTTGTTATGCACTGCATTTTAGCAGTGACTTTATTTAAAAAGCAATAATGACGTCACGTCATATATTATATAGCCGGACACTTTCTCGCTTTTAAATTGCGGCTGCAATCATTAGCACAATTCCTAGCACAATCACAATGATGGCTAGGATTCCGATGATGTCTGCTATGATACGATAGGGATTCATTTTTTATTTTTCCTTTGCTCTGTTGCCTGTAGTTGCCGCGCAATACATACCCATAATGCGCGCCAGCCTCTGAGTTGTGAACATAAAAAAAGGGCAGAGGCGTGAACCTCTACCCTGTGATGTTTAGGAAGCCTTCTTCTTGGTAGGCTTCTCTTCGTTAGCTGGTTCAGCCATGCCGAGTGCTTCGAGCATCTGCTGAATGTCGGATGGCATGTCGGACTCTGCCGCTACTGGCACGTTAGAGTGTGGGGCTGAACCGTATGGCATGTAGTCTTCGCCAAACTGTGTCATATACTGGCTATGCAGTGAGTTCTGAAGATCAGTGAGTGTCTCATGCTTGGCGGCTGCGGCCTGACAATTGGCGATGGCACCGCGAAGGCGTAGCTCTGAAATCTCATCGCCTCTGAATGTCTCTTGTGCGTACTTAACTCTGGCTTGTTGTTGAGCTAAGTAGCCTTCGCTACCAGATGGCTTGCCACCTCTGTTCTTGCCCTTGGTGAGCCAGTACAGCTTGTCCATGATGGCTTCCATGATGATCTTGCGGGCAAAGGCCATCTGGTCTTCGTTGTGCCATTTGTCCTCGTAAGAGTTGTATACTTCCATGTCGAGTGTAAGATTCGTGATTGCTTTATAAAGATCAGACATTTTGTTCTCCTATATTGTCTATCAAGTACACATACTTCATGTACACATATAGGATCGGATACCAAATCTGTTCACTGCAAGGATCGAAGACCAGCTTTGCTGGCGGTGTGTTCGCAGCGTCAGCTTGCCTGATGCAGCGAAACGCCGTCCTTGCGGTGGGCTGATTTGGGAGCCCAACTGGAAGTTATCATTAGAAGATGTGTGTGTGATGATAGATACATCGCTGATAAGGTGTCCTGCAGACATACAAGAGCCTCCTACGATCATAAGCAGCAAGCCAGCTTTGCCAAAGCAAAGTGGCAGCTGTGAAGTGATCGGAGGCAGGGTCTGTGACTGCGAGGACGCCGCAGAAGCGATTGGCGCATGACACAATAAACGATTCCTTAAAGCGTCATGCAACGCAATTGGAAATGGCTCGACGCCATTGAGAATTGCTCTCCGCTCTCACAAATCGAAGTTGACGCTACGTCACCTCTTGACAAGCTATTGACAGATCGTGTTAGTGTGGGGGGGAAGAGGGAAGGGGGGGCAAGGCCAGAGGATATAGATACAATTCTTAATCCTTTGAGCAAAGAAAGACATAGCACTGTCCTTCACCACTAAGCAACTGGACTGAAAGTCTGTATCCTTATAGCTATACACGGTAGATATAGAAAGTTAACATATGCTTCCAGCTAAGAAACTGACTGATAAACAAGTGGCGCTCGTTGATATAATGGTAGCAGAAGGACTACCGCCAGCTAAGGCTGCAAGCAAAGCAGGATACAGTGAAGGGAAGTCTGGATACGTCTCCGCTTACAGAGCATTGAAGACTGCACACGTGCAGCAGTATCTAATGCAAAGGATGAATGAGGAATTTGGAGTTAGTGCTACTGCAGCAATGAACACTGTGCGTAGGCTGTCTCAGAACGCTAAATCTGAGTATGTTCAGCTTGAAGCGAGCAAGGATTTATTGGATAGGGCTGGCTATAAACCTATAGACAGAGCACAGGTGCAAGTTGCAGGGGATATTCGTGTTAGCATTGACCTAGGCTAGGGGGGTAGGGGGAAAAACTGCGTACTGTGTTACTGTAATAGTCCCCAACTAGCATTTTTTTCTCTCAAGGTTTTGTGCATTGTCAGAATTATTTTTTTTATAGTATAGGTTCGTTATGGCTAGATTTGCGAAACAGGCTGAGAAGGCACCACCTAGAGATGACATGTCTCAGGTTAAGTTATTATTGAAGAGTTCTGGATATGCCCGTACCGGCAAGAGTTAAGAGCAAGATGTTGAAGGCTGGTTTACGCAAGGTAAATCAGGCACAGCGATTGCGTGATTCTACGACGAAGAGCCATCATGTTATGGCGAATGAAGGCGGGAAGTATAAGTATATTAAGTTTGGCGATGAGAATGCGCAGACTGCTGGAAAGCCGAAGGCTGGTGAGTCTGAGGCTATGAAGAAGAAGCGTAAGAGCTTTAAGGCGCGGCATGCTAAGAACATAGCGAGGGGCAAGATGTCTGCTGCTTATTGGGCTGACAAGGAGAAGTGGTGATGTGTTTTGGTGGCGGCAAGAGTGCTGAAAAGATGTATCAGGAGATGAAGCCTGAGTTTGGTCCTTTACCTTCTTTGTCTATGAAGAGGATTGAGCGGAAGGAGCAGACCTTTAAGGATGTTCCGAGCAGGGTTGGGATGCAGAAGCGTAGTTTGTTGATGCCTATGGAGAGAATGCCATGAGTGAATTAAGCAAGCTAAGAAACGCTTTAAGGAAACTGGTTTCTAAGGAAGACAAGTTATTAAAGATTATAGGCTCTAGTGGCGGTGATACTTCAGAGAATGAAAAGAAACTTTTGGACATTAGGGGCCGCAAGAAAGAAACTATAGCAGACATTGCTGAGATTGAATATGAGCAATCTAAAAGGAAGTCGCGTGTTCGTGGCGGCGGTGGCGCTATGACGGATTTATCTCAGCGCACTGGCGCTACTGCTAAAGGAAGTCTTTTTAAGAAAAGGATGAACTGATGCCGAGTCATTATGGTAAGAAAGAAACAATGCTGAAGGGTAAGCAGAAGACACTTCCTGCTGCTTTGAAGAAAAAGATTATGGCGGCTAAGAAGAAGTAATGGCTGATTTTACGCAAGCTGAGTATGAGAAACTTCGTGCTGAGTTAGATGAGATTGAAAGAAAGCAGAGTAATACTCTGTTGAATAAGTTTAAGCGTAAGATTCGCAGTCTTTATATGAGTGAGGAAGACTTGCAAGACCTTGAGGAAGATAGGAAGCGGGGTCAGCGTGTAATGACTGGGCGGCAACATACTTTGTATCGGCGCGTTAATCAGATGGAAAAGCAGATGCGCGAGGAGGGTAAGGGTGGCGGTAAATGAAGCTGGCAATTATACTAAACCTAAGATGAGGAAGTCCTTATTCCAGAGGATTAAGGCGCGGGCGACTCATGGAACTGCTGCTGGTCAGTGGTCGGCGCGGAAGGCGCAATTGCTTGCTAAGGAATACAAGAAGCGTGGTGGAGGGTATACGTGAAACCTTCTCA